GTTCGAAAATCAAACCACCGAAACACAAGAAGCCATATATCGCGAAATACAGCGGGTGTGCGCCGGAGATCCCAGACTTTTTGTCAGTGGTATACAGGCATTCCCCCAGGAAAATGGCATACTGATTCAACTGGGACTGGCAGTAGTGCCCAGTACCACGGCCCAACAATTTAGTTTATTTTTTGATCTACAACAACGCACAGCCAGTTACGTTTAACTACCCAGATTATTTCATCCATAAATACTAGAACTGGGAACACATATGGCTACGACCTCGAGACAAACTGCGATTTTTGGTGTTGAAGATTGGAAGAGAATCTATCAGACCTATCGCGAAGCTGACTTCCAAAGTTATGATTTTGAAACCCTACGCAAGAGTTTTGTGGATTATTTGCGTCTATACTACCCAGAAACATTCAATGATTACATTGAGAGTTCGGAATTTATTGCCTTGCTGGACGTCATGGCATTCATGGGTCAAAGTCTGGCATTCCGCACAGATCTCAACACCAGAGAAAACTACTTAGACACAGCAGAACGCCGAGACAGTGTGGTGCGCCTGGCCAATCTGGTCAGCTACACAGCCAAACGCAACACCGAAGCATCCGGCTACCTCAAGGTATTTTCAGTGTCGACCACAGAAAATATCATTGATTTTAACGGCATCAATCTGGCCAATCTCACAGTAAACTGGGCTGATCCTACCAATTTAAATTGGCAAGAACAGTTCACTACCATACTCAACGCGGCCCTGGTCAACACGCAAAAATTTGGTAACCCTGGCAATCGACAAACTATTCTGGGCGTAGATACCCAGGAATACACCATAAACTTGGTGCCAGGATTCTTGCCAGTGATACCTTATACCGCCACGGTAGACACAGTCAACATGCCGTTTGAAGTGGTCAATGCCACATCAGCCGGCGCAGATTTTGTGTACGAGCCACCGCCCTTGCCTAATGGGCAATTCAATGTGTTGTTCCGCAATGACCAACAGGGTTTCCTCAGTGGCAACACCGGATTCTTTTTCTTGTTCAAACAAGGAATCCTGCAAAATCAAGATTTTAACCTGGCCGAACGCATAGACAATCGTGCTGTGCAGATCAACATCGAAGGCATCAACAACACCGACGTCTGGCTGTATCAGTTGGACAATCTTGGCAATGTGGCTGGATTCTGGGAGCGGGTGCAAAGCGTGTATGCCGCAGCCGTGGAGCAGTTGGCCCCAGGAACCAGAGACATCTACAGCGTGACCAGCAGGACCAACGATCAGATCACTTTGAATTTTGGTGATGGCATATTTGCCACCATACCAGTGGGCACATTCCGTACCTACGTGCGAGCCAGCAACGGCTTGACTTATATTATCAATCCTGTGGAAATGCAAAGTGTGAGCGTGCCTATCAGCTATGTGAGTCGTACTGGGCAGATTGAAACTATTACCTTTACCTGCGGCATCACTGAACCAGTGACCAATGCGCAAGCCAGAGAAACCATACAAGAAATCAAGCAACGTGCCCCGGCACAGTATTACACACAGAATCGCATGGTCAACGGCGAAGACTACACAAACTTTCCGTTCACACAGTACAACAGCATTCTCAAAAGCACAGCCATCAATCGTGCCAGCATTGGAACCAGCCGCTATCTCGATCTGGTCGACGGCACAGGCAAATATTCCAGCACCAATATTTTTGCCAGTGATGGGGCCTTGTATGAAAGCAATGATTTAAAAAGTTTCCAATTCAGCTGGCTCACAGCCAATGATATTTCAGACGCGGTAATTGATCAAATCACACCGCTGGCTCGCAGTGCCGGTCTGCAACAATTTTATTATGCCAATTTTCCCAGACCCAATATTGCAGTACTGAACTATAGCTGGAATCTCAGCACAGTGATCACCAACGAAACCACAGGATATTTCAAAAACGACAGCGGAAATCCAGTGGCCATTGGGCCGTTTACCAGCAACAACGGAAAGTATATCACCGAAGGCAGCCTGGTGCAGTTTGCTGCGCCTTCGGGTTATTATTTTACTGCCGACAATCGTTTGGCAGTGGGGGTGCCCACTGATCCAGATGAAAAACTCACCATCTGGGCCAGCCCAACAGCAGTGTATCTAAATGGTACATCTCAGGGACTAGGCAATCTGCCATCAGGAGTTGGGCCCGTAGTACTGAATAATTTTGTGCCCACAGGAGCTATCCCTGTGCAGGTGATTCCGGTGTTTACCACAGATATTCCTACTAGCCTACAACAAAGTGTGGTTGAGCAAATTGCCTTGAATCAAAATTTTGGTATAGGTTACAACAATCTCACTGACACCTGGTATCTGATCACTTCTAACAACCTGGCCGTGGACGCAGATTTCAGTCTGGCCAACGCACAAAATACCAGCGGTACTAACCTTGATGCTTCATGGTTGATACAGGCCACCTTCAATGGATCCAACTACACCGTGGTTTCGAGAAGTCTGGAATATTATTTTGGCAGTGTGTTACAGACCAGATTTTTCTTTTATACCAGTGATCCTATCTACGACAGTAGAACTGGCACAGTCATACGCGATTACATCAACATACTCAAAGTCAACAGTCAACCAGATACTTCTGTACCCATGGGATCAGACAACATATTGACCATTATTGATCAACCAGTGCTCAGTGATGGGCTGGTCGACGACTTCCAGGTCGTGGTCAGTTTTGGTAGGACCAGTGGAGATCTGGCTCCTATCAACCCAGATTTTTTCAATGACATCGTGGCGCCGTCGGTTGATTCCAATCAAAAATATGTGTTTTTCCAGGCCACAGTGGACTTTGATAATCTACAACGCTATCTCTTGGTGGCATCAGGCACAGTCAACAGTGATTATGCTACCTTGGCTGACATACAAGTGGTACAAAGCCAGTACACAGAAGGACAAGTATTTTATGCCTATGAAGAAACAAATTCATTGGGTGCCAATCAGGTATTTTATCGTCTGACTGTTGACCAATTGGGCAATCGACAATTGACACTCACGGATCAGTATCTTGCCAAGGTAGGCAGACAAAATTTATATTTTCAATATCGACACAACAGTCCTCTGACCAGCAGGATTGATCCAGGATCGACCAATATCATTGATGTCTACGTGGTCACCAACGCATACTATACAGCTTACATAAACTGGTTGCAGGATACTACAGGAACAGTGACCGAACCCGTGCCACCTACCATCGACGATTTAAACACAGCATATCAGGGATTACAAAATTACAAGATGATATCAGACAATATGATTTTGAATTGTGTGGATTTCCAGCCCTTGTTTGGACAAAAAGCAGATCCGGCTCTGCGTGCCCGGGTCAAAGTGATCCGGGCTGCCGGTAGCACCGCCAGTGTGAGCACAATCAAGAATTTGGTGACAGCCAACATGAATGCTTATTTTAATCTTGACACTTGGAATTTTGGAGACACATTCTATTTCAGCGAATTGGCAGCCTACATACATCAAAACATAGGAGATGTTGTCAGCAGCGTGGTTCTAGTGCCCTTGGATCCGCAAAAGAGCTTTGGTGATTTATATGAAATCAGATCCGCACCCAATCAAATTTTTGTCAATGGTGCCACGGTCAATGACATTGAAGTGATCACGGCCTTGACCAGTACCAATTTACAAACTGCTCCAGGCAGTGGAGTGATCTGATGAAGCAAGTGCGCAGTGTTGAGTTTTTACCAGAGATATTCCAGACTCCGGTCAACCGACAGTTTTTGTCAGCCACGCTGGATCAATTAATCCAGAATCCTCAATACACTCAGACACAGGGTTTTATTGGTCGTCGTATTGGCCCAGGGGTCAATGCCAATGACCGTTACGTGGTTGAACCCACAAAGACTCGTACCGACTATCAACTTGAACCCGGCGTGGTACAGATTGATCCAGCAGACAGCAGTCGAATAGTTGATGCCATAACCTATCCTGGAATCAATGACGCCTTGCAATTACAAGGTGCCTATGTCAACAATCCACAAAGACTTTATACCAGCGACTACTATACCTGGGATCCGTTTGTTGATTTTGACAAATTTGTCAACTATGCGCAATATTATTGGTTGCCCGGAGGACCTTTGGCCGTAGATGTATCGGCCACCGGAGTTCCGTTGACTGATCGCTTTACAGTGACTCGTGCCAACGGAGTTTATACATTTTCTGGAATCACTGGAAACAATCCAGACATCACTCTGGTACGCGGTGGCAGTTACGAATTTGTAGTGGCACAAAATGAATCCGAGACAGTCAATTTCCGTGTGACCAACAATGACACCAGCAGTTGGAATATAGATTTTTCACCTAACCCTACGTTGACCTTGACTCGTGGTAACACCTATGTGTTTAATCTTTCGCAATCGTTTCCTTGGGCATTCTACATCAAAACCCAAGCAAGTTTGG